AAGGGCGCCTACGGTGGCCGGGGGTCAGGCAAGTCTCACTTCTTCGCCGAGCTGCTGGTCGAGGAGTGCATCCGGCAGCGCACCGACGCGGTATGCCTGCGCGAGATCCAGAAGTCGCTCAAGTTCTCGGTGAAGAAGCTCATCGAGAGCAAGATCGAGAGCCTGAACGCGGGCTATTACTTCGACGTGCTCGACTCGCAGATCAACTCGAAGCAGGGCGGCGTCATCATCTTTCAGGGCATGCAGGACCACACGAGCGATTCCATCAAGTCGCTTGAGGGTTTCCGCATTGCGTGGTTCGAAGAGGCGCAGTCTGCGAGTCAGCGCAGCCTTGATCTGCTTCGCCCGACGATTCGCGCGCCCGGCAGTGAGCTGTGGTTCGGCTGGAATCCGCGCTTCGCGACCGATCCGATTGACGTGCTGCTGCGCGGCGAGAATCCGCCGCCCGGCGCTCAGGTCGTCGAAGCCAACTTCAGCGACAACCCCTGGTTCCCGCAAGAGCTTGTCGACGAAATGGAGTACGACAAGAAGCGTGACCCGGACAAATACGCGCACATCTGGCTAGGCGCATACCAGCAGAACAGTTCCGCGCGCGTGTTCAAGAACTGGAGCGTCGAAGAATTCGAGCGGCCGGCGGGCACGATTCACCGTCTCGGCGCTGACTGGGGATTCTCGGTCGATCCGTCGGTGCTGATCCGCTGCGACATCGAAGGCAACCGCCTGTATGTCGATTACGAGGCCTACATGGTGGGCTGCGAGATCGTGAACCTGCCTGAGCTGTTCATGAGCGTGCCGGACGCCGAGAAGTGGCCGATCACGGCTGACTCTGCCCGGCCCGAGACAATCAGCCACATGCAGAAGAACGGTTTCCCGAAGATCCGCCCCGCCATCAAAGGCGCGAAATCTTTGGAAGAAGGCGTGGAATTCCTGAAGTCGTTCGATATCGTCGTTCATCCGCGCTGCAAGCATCTGATCGACGAGCTCACGCTCTACAAATACAAGGAAGACCCGCTGACAGGGGCGATCCTGCCAATTCTCGAAGACAAGGACAACCACGTGATCGACGCGCTGCGCTATGCCTGCGAGGGCGCCCGACGTGCTGGGAAGGCTCCGAAGCCGAGCAAACCTGTAATCCGCCGCACCGTGCATGGTGCTGGCGCCTGGATGGGCTGATCAATGGCACGCAAACGCAAACTCGACGCTGAATCATCGGGCCTTGACCCGATCGTCAAGGAAGCCAAGGAGCGTTTCGCCCGTTGCGAGGATGCCGAGTCGTCTTTCCGCAAGCTGTTCGTCGAGGACATGAAGTTTGCCAACGGCGACCCGGACAACAACTGGCAGTGGCCCGACCAGATCCGCCAGTCGCGCGACGGCGACAATCGCCCGTGCCTGACGATCAACAAGGTGCGCCAGCACAACCTCCAGATCATCAACGACGCGAAGCAGAACAAGCCGAGTATCAAGACGCTGCCGATTGACGGCCAGGCCGATATCCAGATCGCCAAGATTCTCGACGGCATCATGCGGCACATCGAGTACAACTCGCATGCGGAGATCGCTTACGACACGGCGACAGAGTTTGCGGTGCAAGCCGGGCTCGGTTACTGGCGCGTGATCACCGACTACGCGCACGACGGCTCGTTCGAACAGGAAATCTTCATCCGGCGCGTGAAAGATCCGCTGAGCGTGTACCTCGACCCGGACATCCAGTCAGCCGATGGCGCAGACGCCAAGTTCGGCTTCGTGTTCGAGGACGTGCCGAAGGAAGAGTACGAGGCGATGTATCCGGAAGAGGATCCGGCGAGCGTCACATTCCCGATGGAAGCGACCGGCGATCCGTGGCTCGACAAGAACCACGTGCGCGTGTGCGAATACTTCTACCGCGCCGAGAAGAAGGACATGCTGGTCAATCATCCGGCCAAGGGCCCGATGAAGCTGTCCGAGGTGGAAGACGAGAAAGAGCGCAAGGCGCTGCTCGAAGACGAAAGCGTGAAGAAGCGCGAGGTCAGCGAGCCGCATTTCAAGTGGTGCAAGATTGCCGGCGACAAGATCATCGACCGCAAGGAATGGCCGGGCCGCTATCTGCCGATCGTGCGCGTGGTGGGCGAGGAAATCGTCATCAACGGCAAGGTCGAGCGCAAGGGCCACACGCGCAACATGAAAGACGGCCAGCGCATGTACAACTACATGACGTCGGCCAACGTCGAATACATCGCGTTGCAGACCAAGACGCCGTATGTCGCGCCTGTCGAAGCCATCGAAGGCTATGAGGACGAGTGGGCGAACGCGAACAAGGACAACAAGGCGTATCTGCCCTACAACGGCGTCGATGCCGATGGTCGGGAGATTCCGCGTCCGCAGCGCGAGCAGCCGCCTGTAGGCGCTTCCGCGTACCTGCAAGCCATGCAAACGGCCCAGCAGGAACTCATGATGACCTCGGGCCAGTATCAGGAGCAGTTTGGCGCGCCGTCGAACGCTGATGCTGGCGTCGCCATTGCAGCGCGTCAGCGGCAGGGCGACAAGGCGACGTATCACTTTATCGACAACGTGGCGCGCGCGATCCGCTACACCGGCCGCATCATGGTTGACCTGATCCCGAAGGTGTACGACACCGAGCGCGTGGTTCGCATTGTCGGCGAGGACGGTAGCGAAGATTTCGCGCAGATCAATCCTCAGCAGCCGCACGCCGTAGGCGATCAGCAGGGCAACGCGCAGCAGGCGCCGGCCGATAACTCGAAGCTGAGCGCCGCGCAGGCTGCGCAACTGATCTACAACCCAGGCATTGGCCGCTATGACGTGACGGTAGAGGTCGGGCCGAACTACGAGACGCGCCGTCAAGAGGCGTTCCATGCGCTCACGCAGATCATGTCGCAGGATCAAGACCTGATGAAGGTCGCGGGCGATCTGCTGTTCAAGGCCGCGGACTTCCCGATGGCTGATGAAGTTGCAGAGCGTCTGCACCGCACGATCCCGCCGCAGATCCTTGGCGAAGGCCCGACGCCGGCAGAAGCCGACATGCACCAGAAAATGCAGCAGATGGAGCAGATGATCAACCATCTGTCGCAGGCGCTGCAGGACGCGCGCAGCACGCAGGGCCATGAAGAGGCGCATCTGAACATCGACGCCTACAAGGCGGAAACCGACCGCCTGAAGGCCATCGCGCCCGACATGGCGCCGGAACTCATTGCAGCGATCGCCGCGCACCTGGTAGCAGAGACGCTGCGCACCGGTGACCCGAGCCAGATTCAGCCGATGCCGAGCGGTGCGCCGCCCGACCCATCGCAGCAGCAACAGCAGTCCCAACCGAACCCGCCGAGCGCGGGTTTTTCTTTGCCCGCTCAACCTCAACAGGGGGCCTAAATGGCCGGTTACACAGGAATTCTTCAGGACCTCGGCAGCACGACGCCGATCGTTGGCATGTATCGCATCCTTCAGACGCTGGCGCCCGCATCGGTGGCTGCCAATACCAGCGCTGAGCAGACATTCACCGTGCCCGGCCTTGCCGTGGGCGACTCCATCGACGTGAACAAGGCATCGCATCAGGTCGGACTGTCGATTGGCAATGTGCGCGTCTCCGCGGCGAACACGCTGGCGATCCAGTACGTGAATACGACTGCCGGCGCCATCGTGCCAGCGACCGAGCAATACATCATCGGCGGTCAGCGCTAAGACCCAGCAGCACAGCTTTCCAGAAGGCCCGTTTCCAGCAATGGAGCGGGCCTTTTTGCATTCCGTACCGGTGCGGCATCACCGGGCTCAATCCTTGGACACGTCCATGCAAACCGAAGAGAACGCTTCAACCGAAGTAGAGAACGTCACGCCTACGGCCTCCACGGAACAGGCGCAACAGCCCGCTGAAGTCAGCACGGAACCGGGCGCCGGGCAAACCGCAGAGCAGATCGAGCAGCAGGCGCAGCAGGAAAAGCCGAAGAACGATTGGGTTCAACGCCGCATCGACCAGCTCACGCGGGAGAAACACGAGGAAAGACGACAGCGCGAAGAACTCGAAGCGCGGCTGCGGCAGTACCAGCAGCCGGCCGAAAGCCAGTCTCAACCGAAGCAGATGACCGCCGACGAGATTCGGGCCGAAGCAAGGCGCCTCATCCAGCAGGAAAAGTTTGATGAGGCCTGCAACAAGGTGTTCGACGCCGGCAAGGGCGAGTTCGGTAACGAGTGGGATTCGTCGCTGCGCACGTTCCAGATGCTCGGCGGCGCATCGCCCGAGTTTCTCGAAGCCGTCACGGCGATGGATGCCGGCCACAAGGTGCTGCACCACTTGGGCCAGAACCCGGAAGTCGCTGAACGCCTGCTGTCCCTTCCTCCGTTGCGCATGGCGCTTGAACTGGCCCGTCTCGAATCGACGGTCGGTCAGGCGAAACCCAAACCCGTTTCCAACGCCCCCGCACCGATCAATCCGATTGGCGGACGGTCGTC